GGCAGTGTTCGACCGTCGTCCCGTCGGCGGTGCCGGCGAACTTGTGGATCGCCGCGGTGATCTGGCCGGCGAGCGTCCAGGCCTGGACGTAGTCGTCGGCGTAGACCGCCACCAGGAACCGGGCGACTGGGTTGACCTGGTCGGCGGCCGGGGTGTCGTCGAACGTGTCGGCGAGGACCTGCTCGCGGCCCGTCGCCTCGCGGGCGTAGATCGTGAACGGCGGCGACTGGGTGCCGGTCATGCCGACCGGCCAGGCCGTGGCCGACGTGGCGTCCTCGATCGCTTCCTTCAGCCAGACGTGCGGGGTGCTCATGTTTTTCCTATCGTGGGGCGACGCCGGCCGCGAGACCGCGTTTCGACATGCCGGGATTCATTCCGGACGCCAGCTCGATCGCGGCCTTCTCTAGGGCGGCCGCCATCTCGGCCTCGAGTTTGCTGCCGACGATTCCCTTTGAGGCCGCGAGGCTCTTCTCGACCATCTTCCGCGGCTCGATCCCGCGGCTCGTGCCGAACTCCAGCCAGATCGCTTTTCTCGACTCGAATCCATACTTGTAGCCAAGGATTCCGAAGACGGCCCCGTCCTTGTTCGTGCCCTTGTATTTCGACATGAACGTCGAGGCCCGCCGCAGCGATCCGCCTCGCCGCTTGTAGTTCATCTTCAGCTCGCCGCGGACGACGGCAGCCTTCACGCGTCGGCCGCCACCGACCGGCGTGTTCGCTTTCAGGATCGGAATCGCGTCCTTTCCGGCCTTCTTCATCGCTGCCTTAAGATGCTTTTTCGCGATGTAGCGCGGCAGCTCCTCGAACCGAGCCATTAGCGCCCCGATCTGTCCCTCGACGTTATTCCACCCGAGAACGATCACGAGACCTGCTCCTCGACGGTCAGCTCCAGGTCCTCGCGGTTCCCCTGCTCGACGACGGCCGAGATATAGAGCAGCCTGCCGCCGCGGGCGAGCCATCGGAGCCGCTGGTCACCTGCCAGCCCGGAGCGGTAACGCGTGTAGACCGTGGCCGAGATCCCGCCGCCGACCTGCCCGCGTCGGGCCTGCTCGTTATAGGACGTGGCCTCGTAGGAACCGAAGATCGTCGCGACCGTCTCCCAGGTCTCGACGGTCCCGCCGGCCGCGTTCCGCGTGCGGACAGGTCGCTCCAGGACGAAGACCTCGCGATAGCGGCCGGCAGCTCGTGCCATTACCAGCCTCCGTTCCACGAGCTGGCCGCGAGGAGCGTCTCGAAGGCCTGGGGCAGCTCGCCGCCGCCTTCGGTGTTGAGGACGCCGCGGTTCTCAAACTGGTGGTTCACATAGGCCAGGAGGGCCGAGCGGATCGTGGGCTCGATCACGCCGCCAGGAGCGACGCCTCCCCAGTAGACGACGACGACCTTCGAGGTCGTCGCGGTGTCGAGCGTCAGGGTCGCCGGGAACGCGTCCTGGTCGACCTCGTAGTCGGAGGCCGAGAGGGCGACGCCGTCGACGGTGACGGTGATCGGGTAGGTGGCCGAGATCAGAACCGGAGGAGCCGGCAGGTCGAGCACGTCGCCGCCCGTCTGCCACGTCGCCCGATACTGGGTCGCGACGAGCGTCACCGAGAGCCGCCGCTCGATCAGCCGCCGGGCGGCCGCGATCTTATCCAGGAGGAATCGATCGTGTTCGGTCTGGTCCTGGGCGAGCGAGACCTGGGCCTTCGCGTCGGTGAGCGACACAGGCTCGACGAGGGGCCACTGGAGGACGCGGATCGTGTCGGGCTTCGCCATGCTCGCCTCCGGAGGTCCATATAGTCAGAGAGCCGGGGCCGGCATCCCTGCCAGCCCCGGCCCCCGAGAATCACATCGTCGAGGGTCAGGCCTTCGCGAGGCGACCCACGAACTCCGGAGCGTGGTTGCTCACACCGAACCGGGTGTTCGCGACGTAGAGCACCTGGCGGTTCCGCATCAGGATCTCGCGGCCCGCTTCGATCTCGAGGCCGCTGTCCTTCAGGCCGACCACCGTCGACATCGAGAAGTCGCCGTAGAGGGCGAGCGTCGTGGAGGGCAGACCCTTCACGAGGTAGACCGGAGCGCCGAAGATCGTCGGCACGACCCGGCCGCCGCCGACCGTCAGGGTCGTCTGTTGAGCGGACCAGATCTTCATCAGGTCGACCCAGCCAGCACGCGAGCAGACCCACGAGGCGGTCCCCATCACGGCCTCGTCGACCTTACCGACCACGTCGGCCAGGTTCGCGAGGCTCGTCGCCGTGGAGCCGGCCGCCACGGTGATCGTGTTGCCAGCCGCGACGCCAGCCGCGAGGCCGCCGATCGTCGGGTTCGACGCCTGGCCCGCGAGCCAGAGGGAGTCCATCTTCTGAGCGTAGGCCAGGGCGAACCGCTCGGCCACGAGGCCGGCCACGTCGAGCGGCGAGTCCTCGATCAGGCTTCGCGAGATCGCGACCGATCCACGCATCTCGTACATGGTCAGGGCACCGACCGAGGACACAAGGTCCTGATCGGTCGTCGCGGTCCCTTCGGCCACGAGCGACGCGGTCGCGTCGCCGACCTTCGGGAAGTCGATCTTCTGGCCGCGGGGTCGGACGACCGTCGCGAGCTGAAGAGCGACCGACGCGTACTGGAGCCGGTTGACGATCGCGCCGTACAGCTCCTTATAGACGTACTCGGCTCCGATCCCGTCGTAGGTGCTGGAGGTCTCGCCCATCGCTCGGGTCTCGCCCGTGTAGAGGGCCTTCAGGTACGAGCCGACGGCCTCGGCAGCACGCCGCGAGGAGAAGAGCTTGATCCCGCTCCGCACGTCGGCTGGCTCCTGGAAGTCTTCGACGGCAGCCTTCTCGGCAACCTTCGGCGACGATGCCGAGCCGGTCACCTTCCGGAGGCCGGCGAGCTTCTCGTCGAGGTCACGCTCCGAGCCGGCGTCCTTCGACACGATGTCGGCCTTCGCGATCAGGCCCGCGAGTCGCTCCTCGATCCGGGTCCGCTCCTCGTCGTTCGAGGGCTCGACCGAGCGGAGGGTCTCGATCTCGGTGGCGATCTGGGCGGCTTCGTCCTGGAGGCGAGCGAGTCGTGGCGACGGCATGGGGGAGTCCCTTCGTGTTCGTGTGGTGTCCTTACCGCACATCACGATATGAGAGGCCGCCGCGGCAGAATCTCGCGGAGCGTTCTACGGTAGGACGTTCAGCGACACGTCCCCGACGTGCATGTCTTCGCGCGCTCCGCGACACATCGCGGGCACTTACAGCCGCAGCGTTGCTCGATCCGTCCGTCGGGCTTCCACACTCCGCGGACGCACGTCTTCCCGCAGTTGCAGACCTGCGGCGTCGGCGACGGCGGGGCCGGAGCGTCGACGAGCATCGAGGCACGAGCGGCCGACACGGCCGCGGCGGCCTTCGGGGCCTCGAGGTCGACGGACCTCGGGTCCGACGAGAGCCATACGAGGAAGGCGATCAGGGCATTCCAGACTGCGGAGATCATTACCAGCCTCGCCCGTTGTGAATGATCGGATAGCCGTCGTCTCCGACGTTCGCGGACCTGGCGACGTGGTGGTCGGGCTGCGGCTCCTCGGGAGGCTTCTCGGCCAGGAGGGCGACCCAGAGCAGGCTCCGAGCGGCCCTGGCGATCCACCGCACGACCGGCCGGTCGGCGGGCTTCGGCGTGATGTCATGCGACGAGGCGAGCCAGTAGCCGACGATCAGGGCGACAGCGACGGCGGCGAGCGTTCGGCGATCCATGGGATCCTCACGGGGCGAGTGTGAACGTGTGCGGAGCGAACCAGTCGGCGATCGTTTCGGGCGGGGCCGGCGTGAGCCAGTTTCCGTTATGGAGATCGCGCCAGCCGAAGCCACTGACCGAGCCGACCGCGAATGAGTCCTTCGCCCGGAGCATGGATTCCACGACGGGCCGCGTCACCCAGAACGAGCCGTCGGGCTGATCGGCCGGAAACTTTCCGCGATAGGTGATCCATCGGGGTCCCCAGCTATTCAAACACAGGAGAGCGTCCGACGGTGATCCGTTCGCCTGGTAGCGGACCGCGACGAAACACATCTGGTGAGCCCACTGGCCGGAGGCGGCCGCGTAGCCCTGAGCGTTGGTCGTGCTCGCGAAGCCTTGCATCGAAGCCACAGGCACGGGGAACCCGGCCTCGATCGCGGCGGCAGCCTCGGCCCAGGTGGTCACGAGCGCGACATGGGCGGCCGGGTGCTTCTTCGCGATCGCGTCGAGCTTCCCGCCGTCTCCTTGGCCGCCACATCCGTAGGCTCCCCAGTCCTTCGCTCGGTTCGCGGAGTAGGCCGAGAGGTCGTAGCGGTCGAACTTCTCGCGGTAGACGACGCCCCAGTCGCGGACGAACCGAGCGGCCGCGGCCCCATACGATCCGTCGGAGTAGCCGCCGACCGGCGACGAGCCGTCACCTGATCGGCCGCGGGCCTCGACGCGAGAGCCTCCATAGATTGCCTCGGTGCTCGGGAACGACGGAGGCTCCGCGAGGCGGCCCGTCTCCCAGTCGACGGCCTGGGCGATCCATACGCCGTGAGCCCAGCCCCAGGAAACACAATCCCCGATCCCCTGGCGTTCGCAGACCCAGGGCTTCCCGTAGCGAGCCAGGTGAGCGCGAGCCGCGGAGCGATAGAGGAACGTGTCGACGCCTTTCGCCTCGCGGACCGTCTCGGCTCCGGCGTCGCGAAACAGCGGCTGGGGCAGCTCCGCGAGGAATCGCTCGACGCCTTGCGGGTCTGGACGGTAGCCGAAGTTTTCGTCCCCCGGCCAGCCGGCAGGGCCGGGGCCGCGGTCGAGCCCGGCGACGATCGCGGCGGCCGCGAGCCCCAAGAGCAGAGCGACAGCCAGCCAGCGAAGAGCGTTAGCGCGAGGCATCGGCGGCAGCCCTCGCGATTTCACGGTAGGCCGCGACCCACGCGGACCGCTGGGCCGGCGTCAGCGGACCGCCGGACGTGCCGGCAGTCGCGTCGAGGTGCGACTTGATCGCCTCGCGTGCTCGCGGATGCTTCTCACCGAGCGAGACGCCGCGACATCGCAGCTCGCGGGCACGCTGCCGCAGATCGTCGACGGCGACTCCGGTCCGGATCAGCGGCTCGGCCTGCATCGAATCCCATTCGATCTCTGAGGCCAGCTCCTCCATTAGGGCCGACACGGTCGCGGCGTCGGCCGCGGCGTCGGGGCCGACGAACGTCCCGCGGAGGCTAAAGCCTGGGGCCGGGCCGGGGGCCGGCTGCGGAGCCGGGGACGGTGGAGCGGACGAGCCCCACGCGAACGCGGCCGCCGCGAGCAGGGCAGCCCCGGCGACGTGTCGCCGTTCCAGGGTCGGCAGCGACACGTCGCCGATGTACTTGTTCAACTTGTCGCCGGCGAACGCATAAGCCGCGGCAGCGATCAGGAGGGCGACGATCATCGGGCGAGCCTCACGAGTGGAAGGAGCTGCTCGATCGCGCCGCCCGCGAGAGCCAGGACCAGCGACCGGACGGCCGGGCGGGCCACGAGCCAGATCGGGTAGAGCGCCACCGGGACCGCGTAGTCGGCGACGGCGTCGAAGAGCCGGGCGACCGCGTCAAGGGCGAGGGCCTTCTTCTCCTTCCCGGAGAGAGTCGCCACGGAGTCGAGGGCCGAGACGACAAGCCGGAGGAGTGCGAGGAGCAGCTCGCCGAACTCCGACCAGGTCAGGCCGTCGGCGGCCGCGACCTTCGCCGACGCGATGTACGTCGTGATCTTGTCGAGGAGGCCCGGCTGGTCGACGGCCTCGGTGATCGGAACGGTCGTGATGCTCATCGCTTCCGCCTCCAGACTTGATCGGCCGGGACCACTTGTCGGCGACGTTGCCGGCAGCTCTGACACTCGACGTATCGGACCTGGCGGTCGCCGGCCCGCTTGCTCGACTCGACGCGGCAGCGGCCGCCGCAGGTCGTGCATAGGCTCATGTCTTCGTCCCGACGAGGACCATGTCGTAGGTGGCCGCCAGCGTGTTGCCGGAGATCCCGTACGCGATCACCTTGTCGATCGGAGTCGCCGTCGCGGAGCCCTCGACATTCGACACACCGACCGACCAGAGCAGGACGCCGCCCGGATGAACCTCGGCGCTCCAGTAGGGCGTCGACGACGAGTCGGCGAGCATGATCCCGAGGAACTGGGCCGCGCTTGTGTTCTTCACATAGAGCAGTCGGACCTTGTCGATCGACGCGGTGTAGGTCGTGCCCGACTGGGTCGGCGCGGTCACCGAGGAGAGCGTGGTCGTATCGGTCCCGGAAGTGGCGACGCTGCCCGACTTCCTGATGTAGATATTCGCCTGGCTCGCGCCGGTCCCGTTCGCGAAGGCGATATTCTCCAGCACGACGGACGAGTCCGACACGGCCCCAACGGTGAGCGTGTTCGTCAGATCGCAGTCGATCCGGAGGAGTCCGGAAACGGTCAGAGCGGAAGGCATAGCGTCCTCGTGTTAGCCGGCGTTGATTCGCATTCGGGCGACGGCGGCCGCGGCGGCAGCCTTTGATCCCGCGAGCGTCGAGACCTTGAACGAGCGAGCCGCCGGAGCCGGGGCCGCCACGATTCCCTCGGGGTAGTCGTCGACCCACACGTCGACCGCGATCCCAGCCTGGGCGGCCGCGTCGCGCTTCTGGGTGTCGGTCCCGCACAGGATCAGGTCGCCGACCTCGAGGTCCGCGAACGCCAGCCGCAGCTCCTCGCGGTTTTCGTCGGTCGCCTCGCGTCGCGAGATACATACGACGCGGTTCCCGGCGGCCGTCGCCATGTTGACGAACGAACGCCAGAGGCCAGGGGCCGCGGTGTAGGTCCTGTCGTAGTCGAGCGAGATCACGAGCCCGCGGCCCTCGGCCCTGTGGTGGACGAGCCCTCGGGCTTCGCGCCAGGCCGACAGGGACCGAAGGCCGACGGAACTGTTCGGATACGCGGCGTGGGTCACCGGCGACACGTCAAAGATCGCCGCGTCGGTGATCGTCCGCGTCACGTTGCCGGCGGGATCCTCGTCCCAGGTCTCGCCTCGAGGATCGGGCAGCGAGAACGCGAAGGACGAGCCGAAGATATAGCCTTCCCTGATCAGAGGCAGGACCTCGGCAGTCGTCGGCGTGCCGACCGGAGGGGTCGCCCGGAACACGAGCCCCTTCTCGTTCTCTTGGATCTGGAGCGTGCCATTCGTCGTCCGGCCGAGGACGGCGGAGTCCATGTGGTTGTATTTCGCGACCACGTCAGCAGCGCCTCGCGGATCGTTCGGCGAGCGGTCGAGCCACTTCCGGAACGCTCCAGGCATGAAGCGTTCCTTGAATCCGCCCAGGTCCACCGACCACTTGTTCCATGGCGGGGCCATGCCGACGATCTGCGGCCGGCCGTCGTCGCGGGTCTCCAGCCGCAGCTCGATGTCCGGGTCGCCAGCCTGGGCCAGATAGCGGGTCTCAACTTGCGACATCGTTCTCGCCTCCGTCCATGGGATCCGCCGACAGGTCCGAGACTCGCTTCCCGACCGTGAACTCGGTCGCCTGCCCGCCGTCGTGAATGCGAACCGAGGCGGCCGGCGAGTCGGGCGACGCGGAGATCGCGAAGGGCGACCCTTCGACACCGAGGACGCCGTCGGTCATCAAGTGCTCGATCGTTCCCTCGCCGCCGTCGAAGTAGACGTACTGGCCGAGAGCGAACCCGCCGGCCTGGTCGACGCTCTCGCCTTCGGACGACTGATCGTCCGGCGAGTCCTCGGCGGCGGGCGGCAGCGGCTCGCCCCCGGCGGCCCCGGCCTGGGCGGCCGCGGCGTCGAGCGTTGAGAACCCGAGTTGGATGTAGGTCTGGTTCGCGGCCTCGGTGTCGAGCAGCTCGAAGTCTTCCCTGTCTCTTATCTCGTTCGGCGTGATTGCTCCGAGGTTCCAGAGCGTTTGATACAGGGCAGCCCGGCCAGCCGTGTCGGCCCGGAGGATCCCTCGCGTGTCGAGCTTCGCGTATACGTCCTCGCCGTAGACCGGCTGCAGCGCCATGTCGATCGGCGACTCCATGCGGCGAGCCCAGGGCAGGAGGCACCAGACCTGGGCGGATAGGTGCTCCTGCTCGACCGTGCTGTACTTGTTCATCTTCGCGTCACCGAGGAGCGTCGAAGGGACTCCCCAGTGACGGCACACGTCCGGCAGGATCGCGTCTCGCAGCTCCTGGAACTGCGACGCCTCCATCGAGTTTGAGTCGATCGGCTTCAGTCGCGTTTTCTTCGGGAGGACGGCGGCCTTCCCGCGGTTCTCGGCTCCGCCGTAGACCTGGTGGAGCGACTCGCGAAGAGCGTCGACCGCTTCGTCGGGGATTCGCTCGTCGGTCTCGAGGACCATGTCGGGCCGGGCGGAGTTGTCCCAGAACGCGGTCGCCGCGGTGTCGAGCTTCTGAGCCAGGCGGATCGAGGTCGCGCACATCTCGGCCGGAGCGTGCCCGACGATTCCGTTGTCGCTGATCCACTTCCAGTGAAGGACCTGCTCCTGTGGGATCGTCTCCCACACTCCGCGGTCCGTCCAGAACTTGTAAGACAGCGAGTAGTCGTCGAGCTGCTCGACCTTCACCCGCGACGGGTGCATGGGCACGAGCTGCGACATCCAGCCGCGGTCGCCGGAGAGAATCCTCGCGTAGCCGTTCCCGTGGAGGGCCGCCCAGTAGGCTTGCAGCAGGTAGAAGTCGAACGCCGACTGCCAGCGGTTTGGCCGCTTGCGGAGCGTGTAGGCGGCCGGGATGTCGGCCTTCTCGCGGCGTCCGTCGGGCCGCTGCCGCATGATCTGCACAGGGCAGATCGCGACGGCCTGAGCGATCCAGCGCACGACCCCGAAAATCGAGGAGACGCGGATCGCGGTCTCGGGTCCGATGTTCCCCGGAGAGATCGCTCCGAACGCGTAGGGCGACCCGAGCGAGGTCGACCGAAACGAGATAACGCGAGCGGCCGCGGCGGCCTTCGCCGGGGAGCGGCGGCGGCTGCCGCGGCCTCCATTGGCGGTCGGCTTGCGGCTGGGCTTCTTTTCGGGCACGGGCGGCGACCTCGTGGACGGTGCCCGCCAATATCCCAGCGGCCTGCCGGGCAGAATCTCGCTACAGGACGCGGATCCGCCACTCGTCGAGGCTCCGGCCGGTCCCCGTGTCCTCGTCGGTGGACGCGAGAGCGAGGGCATTCACGAGAGCCGCGACGCCGTCGATCTTCTCCGTACTCTTCGCCTTGTCGGGCTTGATCATCCCGGTGGGGTCGGTGTAGACGCACACATTGTTCGCGTTCCACTGGGCGACCGGATTCCCGCCCGTGCGGAGCCGCTTCTCGACGACCAGGGCCTCGAGGAGTTTACATGGCGAGTTGAGCGTCGCGGTCCGCTGCGCTATGTCCTTCGTCGTGATCCCTTCACGCTGGAGCAGCGTCTCCAGGGCTCCGGCCTGCCAGGGGTCGCAGCCCACGGCCTTGATCTCGTGGGTCTCTCCATACGCGATGATGTCGCGAGCGACGCTCTCGTGATCGAGCCGGTGTCCGTCGGTGACGGTCACCCAGCCGTCGCGGATCCAGGAGTCGTATGGGATCCCTTCGCGGACGCGGTCGGCCACGGTCTCGCGTGGGACCCAGTAGCGCCACTCGACCGAATAGGAGCCGTCCGACTCCTTGAACACGAACGCGGCCGCCGTCATGTCGAGATTAGACGCCAGGTCGACGCCGACCCAGCACGGCCGGCCCTCGGTCGGATCGAGCGGACCGGCGGAGCAGGCCGACCAGTCGAGCGGAGGGACGAACCAGCGCGAGTCGCCGGCCTGCCAGACGTTCAGCGAGTAGCGGAGGAACTTCGACATCTTCCGCGGGTCGGTCTGTGCGTCCTGGTAGTCGGCCGCGAACTCGTCCTCGGGGAACGCGATCCCCATCGAAGGGTTCGCCTTCCGCCAGACCTTCGGGTCGGAGAAGTCGTCGTCCTCGTCGGCCGCGTAGATCAGACCGTAGAAGGTCGGGTTCGCCTTCGGATCCTTGATCACCAGCTCGCAGTCCTGCCACCAACGCCAGCCGATCCCGTTTCGATCGGAGCCCGCCGTGGAGATCGAGATCACGAGACCGTTCGCCGTGCCACGGGTCGCGTAGATCAACGCGTCGACCAGGTCGGGCGATCGGAAACTATGGATCTCGTCCAGGATCACCGAGCCGTTTAGGCCTTCATTCCGCCACGAGTCGGAGGACAGACAGCGGATCTCCTTCCCGGTCTCGCGGTTCCGGATGATGCTCCGCGAGTCGACGACCTCGAGCCGCTTCGATAGCTGCGGGCTCGCCTCGACCGACTGCCGGACCATGCGATACATCGTCCGAGCCTGGAGGCGGTCGTTCGCCGCGAGGAACACGTCCTGGGCCGGAGCGTGACAAGTCGCCATGTACTGGGCGAGCTGCGACATCAGGCTCGACTTTCGGTTCTTCTTCGGGACGAAGATCCCGGCGCGACGGAACCGGAGGCGTCCGTCGGGGCGACGCCAGCCGAAGAGCGGACGAAGGACCTTCTCGGCCTGCCACTCGATCAGCTCGATCCGCTTCGGATCTCCGCCGCGTTCGTCTGGGTGTCGACACAGCCCCTGGACGAAGTCGACCGGGGCCTGGGCCGCGTCCTCGTCCCACTTGTAGCCCGGCAGATACTCCGGCCGCTTCTTCGGGTCGAGCGGTTTACCCGCGGACGGAGAGCTTCGCGAGGATCGCGGCTTCGGGGTCGTCTTCTTCTTCGCCATTCTTGGGGTCCTGCGGGATACGGGCGGCAGCGGCTGCCGTCAGTCCGAAGTCCCTCGCCAGTGTGACGAAGTCGCGGCGCGAGTCACGGAGCAGTTTCGCCACGGGGCTCGCGGCCTGGCCCTTGTCGGTCGCGGTCACGAAGCCCTCGGCCAGGACCTGGTCCTCGAGGAGTCGGATCTCGGAGTGGAGCCGGCACAGGATCGCGAACGCGTCGGCCTGCTCGGGGACGAGTCGGCCGTCGGCGATCAGCGTCGGGGCGACGCGGTCCCAGAACGCGGCGGCCGCCGGCACGAGCTGCACGCTCGCGGGGACGGCGACGCCTCCGGCCGGCACGACGGCGGGAGTCTTCCGGTACATCGTGTTTCGGCCGCGTTTGCTCTCGGAGCTGCCGGGCTGCGGGGCCGGACCTCTACTTCCCATTTTTTGTTACTCCCCAAATATTCGCGTCGAGGGCTCGTGGGGTCTTCCGTCCTTTTTTGGCCCCGCGGCCGACCCCACCCCCTCGGCCATCCGGGCCTCGAGGACGCGACGGAACCGCTCTGGCCGCTCGCGTGTGGCCCGATCACGGAGCGTGCCATGCTCCGCCTCGATCTCGTGCCATGTGGCTGCCATGCGTCTGTAGGTGACGTAATCGCGTGCCTCGGGATACGCGTGGACGATCCACACGTCGAACGTCCCCGAGGTGTGAAGGCGGACCGCAGCGTCGATCGCGTGCCAGCGAGCGGCCCTCGCGATCTCGCCGACGTGGTCGGGGTAGTCGTGGTCCGCGATGTCGTCGGTCGTCATGGCATGGGCCAGGAGATCCATATCAATGATCACGTCGCCGCGTCTCGCGTGCTCGCGGACGAACGTCGTCTTCCCCGAGCAGATATGGCCGGTGACGATGTGAATCACAGCCTGCCTCGCCTCCGCTGCTCTTCCCTGGTCTTCGTCCCGTGGCATGACTGGCACAGGGTCTGTAGGTTCTTGTCCTCGTCAGTCCCGCCTTCCTCGAGGGGCTGGATGTGGTCGACGTGGGCGGCCTGGCCGTAGACCACGCGAGAGCAGGCACGACACACGAAGGCGTCCCTCCGCAGGATTCGCAGCCGGCGAGCCTTCCAGTCGGCGGTCCGATAGTGGGCGACCTCCTTCGTCGCGGTTGTGCGACGCATACGCGGAGGCTGCCAGCGTTCGACGCGTTGCGTCACAGGGTCGCGGCCTCGCGGAATGCTTGATCGACTCCGGCCTCGTCGAGCCCCAGGGCTGCGGCGAGAGGCACAAGGAATCTGTGAGACCGCTCGATATACGGAGCGTAGTCCCACTCGACGCGTACTGTGTCGCGAGTCGCCGCGTCTGCGATCGAGTCAATCGTTGCGTCGACGGTCGCTAGGGAAATGCCGTTAGTGACCAGCCAGAGTCGGATCTGTCGTGCCGACACGTTCTCTGGGCATTGATCGCCGATAGCACGCGGACAAGGCAGCAGCGCGACAGCATCGGCCGACGGCATAACAGTCCAGTCTTTTACTCGATCAGTGTCGAGCGACAGAAACCACAGCTCGTGAATACCTCCTGCGCCGACCTCCGACAGAATGTCTCCCGGCATAAAAAACCGTCCGTCAGACATGGCTCGAGGCTCGACGCTGCCAGAAGACGCGAGGCACACATCGGCCGCGTCGCTCTCGTCGAGAACGACGGCAAACTCGCGAGCGTTTTCATACCGAACGGGAAGCTGAAAGTCTGAGAGTTTCACACATTTCTCCCGAGCGAAGCCTGAAACGCTCGCATGATTCCGGAGTAGGCCGCGACTTGACCAGCCGTCAGATTGAGTCCGATCGAGTAGCCCTGCATGCGCTCATCCGTGAATGTAGACGCCGACCCGCTCGACGGGCTGTAGTCGTTCAGCGCAAAAACATACAGACTTTTAGACGATACGGTCGTGATGTTAGCCCCAGAAGTCGCGGTATTCTGGAGAGCGTCGTCTTCGTAGATTGAGTGTCCGGACGCTGGAGCGTCCATTGTTCCAACAAGAAACCCGCCCGTTCTGGTGCTTGTGAAAGACGCGAAAAAAGGAACGTCTTTCGCCGAGAATCCTTGCGTTATCCCCTTCCACAGCGTGAACCATTTCGTGTCGCCAGTATCTCGCGTTCCGATTCTTACCTTGTAGTTACCTGTCGAGTAAGACCTGATATACGCCGCTAGGTGTCGGTTTCCAATATCTGGCAAAGCGTTAGCGGCGAACCCGGTGTTTAGATATTTACTAGACCCGTCACCTAGCAGTCCTCCGCCCGTGCCTGTCTCGGTGTAGTTTCCGCTTACGAATCCGACGTTCGTGTCCGTTGCATTCCCAAATTGTGTCCCAGACAAAGTCGGCCCTCGATACAGCGGAACGAGCGCACTCGTCAGGCTGGAGCCGCAGAAAAGGTTAAGCCGATACATTTTCGTCCGAAGGCCGGACGATGAAATCGACACGCAGAATCGCTGAACCGCTGCGTATGTCGAATCTGAAACACTTCCGCCGGCCGCAGTTACACGAGCCTTCCAGTCGGCGGCGTCGTCAAGTCCTGGAAGAAAGTCGAATTGCGACCACACTTGATCGCCGCGGAGGTAGGTCGAAGCCGAGGCCGTGCCGGATGCCAGGCGAGCGGTCGGGATCGTGCCGGTGAGATTTGTCGCGTCCACAGCCCCACTAAAAGCTGCGGCTTCGATCACTCCTGGCGTCTGCACGTCGCCGAGAGCGTTTACCGTAAAAACCGAGGCGGCGTCGTATGTGATCGAAAACGGAATCAAGTCCGCCGGAAAGTTTCCAGCGGCTACGTTTGGCGGCGATACCGTCACCGCCGAAGGTGCGACGGCCTGTCCGGAAACCACGTCCGCTATCGTGCCGGTCGAAAGTTTTCCGCCGGTCGTCGTCGTGACTATCCGCCCCGACACCGTGCCGACCGTGATCGGGTCGGACCCGGCCGAGGCATGGCTCGACGCGTGGGTCGACGGCGCGAACGTCGCGGGCTTGTCGGTGATCCCGGCCCAGGTCGTCGTCCCGGCCGGACCCGTGGCCCCTGTGGCCCCTGTGGCCCCTGTGGCCCCTGTGGCCCCAGGCGATCCCGTGGCCCCCGCAGGCCCGGTCGCCCCGGCCGGCCCCGTCGCTCCAGTCGCGCCGGTGGCCCCGGTCGGACCCGCAGGCCCGACGCCGCCAGAGACCGACGCGTTCACTGTCTGGCCGCTGGTGGAGACCTGGACGTTCTGATCGGTGACGTTTACTTCGATCGGCATCAGCGGACGACCTCCCAGATCCCCTCGAGGGCCGTCTGGGCGTTGCCCGCGGCCGGCGTCCAGACGAGACGCCACAGGTACGTCCCGGCCGCGACGTTCGCCGCGTTAGCGGCCGACAGTCCGACGTTCACCTGACCGGTCGCGAGGTTCACCGTCGACACCGTCAGGGCCTGGACGGTCGAGAACGTCACGGCCGACACGATCTCGGCCGAGAACGTGTAGCCGGTGAGCGAGATCGAGAAGTCCAAGAGCTGCGACACGGCCTGGCCTTGCTTCACGATGATGTTCAGCGTGCCGGGCGTTGCGGATACGGTAGCCATGACGAAAAGCCTACGCGTCGTCTAGCGGGGTGAATCTCGGATTCCATCTCGTCGCGGTCTCGTCCTCGCCCCATCGCTCGGCCCGCAGCTCGGCAGCGCGACGGTAGATTTCCTCGACGGGAAGGTCGACGAACTCGGGCTGGGGCGGATACTCGACGCCAGGTCGTGGGCCGTGCTTCCCAGGAGGCAGGTCGGAGAGTTGACCGTGAAGGGCACGGTAGACCCGCTTCACCGGCACACCCGCAGCCGCGGCCGCCTCGGCTCGCGTTGCTCCGCCGGCGATAGCTCGCCGGACGATCCGCTCCTCGGCGGCCGTCAGCACGCGATCACCGTCCGCGAGCCTGCGGCGTCTCACGGAGGCAGCCTCCGGATCGTGATCCCTGTCCGCGGTCCTTCCCCACAAATCGCGTAGCGTTTCAGGCAGCGGCCGTCGACGACCTGCGAGTCGTCCTTCCACACGGCCCCGGTCTTCGTGATCGCGTCCTGGACGCCTTTCGCGAGATTGTCCCAGTCGCCACACCGCAGGCCCGGCCAGGCCGGAGCCGTCGTCCGCAGATCGCCCGAGGTGGTCAGGTGGGAAAGTGGGCGGCCGAACACACAGACGACCTCGAGGACGAACGCGGAGGAATCGTCCCGTGAGATCCTCCGCCGTGCCGCCTCGGCCTTCACGAGCAGGCCGACCGCCTGCTTGAACGCGACGATCCCGTTGTCCGGCGTGTACATGCGGCCGCCGCGGGTGCTTCGTGCCCGCGGCTGCGGAACGGCGTCGCCTGGTATCTCGACGGTGAACTCCACGATCCGCCTCCGTGCGGACCTTCACCGTAGATTTCCTGCCCTGCGAATCAACCGGCGAGATGAATGTGGAGCCGGTGGGCTGCGAAGAAGTCGTAGGAGTCGTCGTCCATGAAGACGACGATCGACAGCTCGGCCCGCTTGAATCCGTACTTGATCATCAGACGGTCTCGGAGATCCTGGAGCCGGTCGGCCCCTTTCCCTGTGAACTTCGGGAAGACGACGCGAATGAACGTGTGGTAATCGTGGAAGTGATCGACCCAGAGCTTCGTCGGCGTCGCGACCCCATCGCCGAACACGGCGACGAACTCCTTTTCGAGCTGCTCGGTCGTCAGGTGTAGGCAAGCCATCCGTGGCCCTCCGCGGTCGAGTCTATTGGCGTCCTGTGGCGGGCGGATTCAATGGAGTCACCGAGACGTTTTACGCCGACCACGATAGCGGCGGCGACCAGCGTCTCGCGGCCGTACGGCGCGAAACGGCGGTGTGATATGCGGCTGGGCGGCGTGTTATTGGTGAATATCAGGGTCCGCATAATCATTGGTTCTCAGACCAATCGTTCCAGCATGGCCCGCAACGCAACCGCCCGTTTTCCATCCTCAACGTGGCCCATCTGCTTTGCGCCTTGTTCGTAGATCAGGGCCGCAGCCTCAACCGCCTCCCGCTCCTCGTCGGTGAGGGCGTGTTGGCCGGAAAGGCCATCAATGATTTTCTCGCGATCCGCGTCTGTCACCCACAGCATGACGCTGTACGGTGCCTCATCACGCGGAGGTGCAGGAAGACGCATCCAGTGAGTTGGCCTGCCTGACTCATTCCAGCGCAGGCCGGGTTGAGATTCATCGTCGATCTCTCGCCACGCCATGCCGTATGCGGCGTTTCCCCAGTGCTGGTCTGCATCGCGGAATCCCAGCACGGCCCCGCCCTTTTCGGGCAGGGATTCTTCAACAGAAATCCACATCGAAAGTAATGTCCTCATTTCGTCCTCTCCAGTAGTGCGCGGAGCGTAGCGGCTGCGCTGTCTGCGCGAATGTATTTCATTTGGTTGATCGCAAACTTCAGAGAATCCCGTTCCTCGTCGGTGAGTGTCAAGTGTTCCTGCGAAGAATCTTGACACGGCCCAGTACCCCAGACCGTTTTTCGCCACTCGGTCATCTGGTCGTCAAGGTCGCTCATTTTGTCCTCTCCAGTAGGTTGCGAAGCGTGTCAACGCGATCAAACTCTTCGCAGTTTCCAGCGAGTTCTTCCGCCCACTCCACCGCCTCCCGCTCCTCGTCGGTGAGCGTGGGCTGAAAAATCCTCGCAATCCTCCGCGCCGCAAGCCTCGCCCTGTCTTCGGCGTAACTGTTGCCGCCCTGCCACTTCTTTGTGGTGCCCTCGCGATACCACCGCATGGCGCAGTGGACGATTTCGGCACCCCGCTCCAGTTGGGATTCCCCGTGAGAACCAGCGGATGCAGGAGACATCGCCTTGTCGTCCTGCGGTGTAGTTTCGTCACTCATGCGATGCTCCTGATCCTGCGTGTTCTGTCTCTCACGCCCTGTGTCCTCCGCCCTGTGGCCGGCTGATCCCGGCGTTCCATTTCGCGATCTTCGCGCTCGCGGCCTCCTCGGTCTCGGCCATGCGTCGCCCGATGTGTCGCTCGCGGAGTTTGCGGGCTTCGATCTCGATCGCCGGAGCGAGTCGAAGACTCGACATGCTCGCGGCGTCCTCGGCCGGGTCCACCCACGGCTCGACGCCTGTGTTGATCGGTCGTCCCATTACGCGGCTCCCTCCTGCGACCTGATCTGATCCGCGAGCTTCCGCTTCGTCGCCTCGAACGCCGCGGCGTCGCTCCCCGACCAGGCCTGGGGAGGCGGCCGGTCTTCCTGGCCTCGGAATCCGCCGCGGGCAGGCTGATCGCGAGCGTTGTCGAACTGGCCCCCGAGGACCTTGTCGACGAAGCCCGGCGCGAGGATCTGCGGCAGCGTCACCGGGTCGCGGAAGTAGCGGCAGCGAGGCAGGGCCTCGATCGCCGCCAGGGCCTTCTCGAACCAGCCATCCTCCGAGAGCCGCTCCCCGACCTTGTCGGGCGGCCCAGGCAGCCGCCAGGGGCGACCCGTGCCAGCCGCCCAGGCCTTGCGGAGCGTCTCCCAGCCGGCAGGCCCGGCAGGGACTCGGTCCGGGTCCCCTTGCGCAGCCGTCCCGGGGGAAGAAGAAGAATTTCTATCTCCTCTCTCTCTGGCGCGTTGCGCCCCGGTCGGGGGCGCTACGCGCCCCGGCTGGGGGCGCGTAGCGCCCCCGACCTTGTCGACCTGGTGCCGGACGGTCGCGAGAGCCCTTGATTTGGCGGCTTTCGAGAACCTGGCGTCCCATCCGGGGATACCAACGGTCCCATTCTCCGCGTCGATCACGAGCCAGCCCACGTCCTGGACCGCGTACCAGAAGGCCTCGTCGCCCCCGCAGACCTTCGACAGGAGCCGGAGCGACATCCGGGCCGACCCGTCAGAGCTGTTCAGGGCCGACCAGCCCCAGAGCATGAGGAGCCGCCCGACGACCTGGTCGACCTCGAGGCCGGTCCGGTCGACGAGGTCGAGGACCTCGGGCTTTTGGGGTAGGCAAACGTCGTAGGGAATCCATTCACCGGCCATCCGTTCCCTCCCATTTCCATGCCTTGTGACGATCAGCTTTTTCCAACGGAAGCAGAAATCCTCGCCCAGTGTTCGTCCTGTTATCTACCTCTCGACATATTGCCTGTGCGTGAATGTTCCGAAGCGTTTGAGTAGCGAACACCCAGAAGGTGGAGTAGTCGCCGACGACTATCAGCCACGGATCTGTCTCGTGGTAAATCCCTGCCGGCTTGTAATCTTCTCTTATGTTTGCCCTTTCCATGATCTCGATGAAAAGGTTGCGTTTTTCCCTGAACTTCATGTCGTGCTTCACTTCGACGCCAGTCATGCTCTCGCCGTGCGATGTCTGGTAGCGCTTGCTTCTGTAGCCACCGACTATCAGCCTCCGTTCGTGGAGCATCGTGTCGAAGACGAAGTCCTCGAAGTCCTTCGCCGCTTCAAGGTTCGCCGCGTAATCATCATGGAGTGGCATCGACTTGATTCCCCCAAGACTTCCACCCGTCGCGAGACCGCCTCGCGAAAATCTCGACGTGCGTCTCTTCTCCGACCGGGTAAAGCCTCTCGATCAGCTCGTAGAAACAGTCCGGCTTTCGCGAGTGCTTCGTCCTCTTTTCCTGGACGATGCTCGGATCCAGAGAATCGACGGCCGGAACACAGGATCCGCGAGTCGCCACCAGGAGCAGCTCGTGGCGAACGTCGTTGTAGTGGCCGTTGAATCCCTTCACCTTGTCCCAGACGAACTGGGCCTTGTATGTGAATCCCCAGGCCTCGACCACGCGGACGGCCTCGACAAGGAGCGGAGCGGTAGCCCACAGGAACAGAACGGAATCTGTCGCGGCCATCTCGCGGATCGGCAGGCCGCAGATCGCGTCGATCGGCATCGTCGGATACTGCGACTCGGCCGACCCCGACTGCTCGTCGTTCGTCCGCTTGTCACCGTACTCCCAAGGTGGGTCGGCATAGATCACGCGGTAGACGCCTTCCGGGAGCGGCGGGGCGTCGGCTGCCTTGATCTCGCGAACGCGCTGACGGAGTTGTTTGACCGTCGCCCCTTCGTCCTCGGCCCACGCGAGCAGGTAGTCGGCCTGCGGGTTGTTGGCTACGGCCTGGTGGTGGGCGAAGTCCAAAAGGTCACTTCGTCGTGACCTTTCCTCAAACGCTGCCGAGACAAGTGCCGCGTTCTTCGCGGTGCCGTAAGCAATCCCGAACCGCTCGCAGGCCTGGTCGAGCTTTCCACGCTCGACGTAGCCCTCGCGGTCGCCGGCGTTTAGCCAGTCGCCGATCAGCCACATCAGACCCTTTTGGTAGCGGGCGATCTCGTGGCCCGCAGCCTCCCACAGCTCGGAAGTCCACCCGTCGTGAACGACCAGCCCAGTTTCTGTGATCTCGTAGCCTGTCTGATTTGTTTTCATCGTCAGTCTCCAGTCCAGTTAGTGCCGACCCGCGGCCCGGCGTAGCCGAGCTGCTGCGGAGCGTTGCCCCACCGCTCGAACCAGGCCTTCCGGACCGCCAGCTCGTCGGCGTAGGGTCTCGCGCCGTCCATCGATTCCATGGCGACCGCGTTCGCGATCCGCATCGCGGCGTGCCGGTCGGCTGCCGTGTTGATCGCGTCGATCGCGTCCGTGATCGTCATCCGTCCCTCCGTGTGTTGGCCCCGTGTCGTGGGGCATCCGCCTAGTGCCGGTCGTCAAGGCGAACGACCTCACTAGGAGCCGGTGTTATGTCGCGACCGCCGGCAGCGCTCTCCCCGTGGCCGAGATAGGCAGCCACTACGGCCGGGAGCGGCCGGAAGATCAGAAAGGAATGTCGTCACCCGGCATCCGCGACGCGTCGTCGACCTGCTTCGTCGTAGTCCGCTTCACGGTCGGCCTCGAGGTCGGCGGAGCGACGGCTCGCTCGACCGCCGGCTTCGCGGTCGCGGTCTCGACGGCCTGCTCGGTCGGCAGGAACTCCGCCACGTTGACGAACGTCTTCCCGTTGCCGGCCTTGTGGTAGATCCGAGCCCGGACGCGACGACCGACCAGGTCGGTGATCTCGCCGGCGGCCCACTCCTCGCGGGTCATGCCGACGGCCTGGCGGAGGCTCGACAGAATCCGCCGGCCCCAGTCGGCCTTCGGGATCTTTGCGAACACCCAGCCGAACCGTCGCTCGTCGTGGACGAGTCGAAACTCGATCTTCTCGCCGTGGTCGATCACTTCGCGGATCTGGAGCGAGTGGTCGCCCTCGGGGACCAGCTCGCGATCCGGAGCCCGCGAGTCGTCGCGGACAGCAACCGGCGGAAAATCGTCATCAAGTCCCCAGTCCATCGCGTGTCTCCTGTTCTTGGTATTTCGCGGTCGCGAACTCGATCACGGCGATCAAGTGGTCGCGGCCGTAGTGGCAGTGTCCGTAGGCCTTCTCCGGCTTAGTCAGGTGAGCGATCGCCGTCCGGATCTCGTAGCGGGTCATCCGATAGCCTGCGGCCTGGCTCGCGTCGACCAGGTCCGAGCATCGGAACCAGTCGCGATCGTGGTCGTGCCGCAGGCCCGAAAACGTCAGGTGTTCGAGGCTGGTCACGAGGCGACCTCCGCGACAGGCTCGATTTCCTTGTGCCGCTCGTTCACCCGGTCGGTGAGCTGCGACCACTCGTCGGCCGTGATCTGGTCGGTCGAGACCAGCTCGTCGAGACGGTTCCCGATCTTGCCGAGCGTCCGGACGTTCGCCGCCTGGGCGATGAACAAGGCGATCTGAGCGTAGAGCGGCCCTTCGGGCGGCTCGAACCGATCGACGTGGGCCACGGTCATCCCTGGTGCGACCTCCTTGACAGATTTGGTCAAGGGAGCCGCCGCCGGAGTTTTGCCGTTGTTCAACCACTCCGCGAGCTGCCGGCCGAGGTCCTCGCCGGCCTCGCGAATCACAGCGTCCTTCAGGAAAGCGGCCCGCGTCTTCGTCACGACCAGGTCGTGGTCCTGGGTCACGTCGCCGACGACCGTGAACTCGTACTCGAGGCCGTCCCGCTGGACCGGCTGGAGCCCGACCTTCCGGACCTGGTTCCGGCCGCCCACGTTCTCGACGACATACTCGACCTTAGACCGGAGGGTACAGATCACATGGAGCGGAGCCCCGAGGATCGCGTCCACCAGCGAGTTGTGCCTCGGGGTCGCGTCACGCCAGGCCCCAAAGTTTCCCCCGCCCTGGTTCCGCTTGCCGGCGTTGTCGACGAACTCCAGGATCCCGCCCTTGCCACTCCAGGCATGGGACAGCGAGTCGATCACGAGCGTCGCGTAGCCGCCGTCGGCTGCGGCCTTGATCGCGTCGATAAACCGCTCGACCCCGTAGGTGTCCAGCTCGATCACATCGAAGTCGAGCCCACGCTCGCCAGCGTAGAGGCTCGCGGAGCCTCGCTCCGTGTCGATAACGGCGACCGGGCCACCGAGCCCTGCCGCGATCCGGAGGGCCGTCATCGTTTTCCCGCTGCCGGCCGGGCCGATCAGTCCGAGCCGCAGCTTCGCGGCTGCCTTCGTTGCCTTCTTAAATCCGCTCATCTTGAAAACCTCCTCACGGTGTCGATGTCGATCCACCCTGTCTCGCGGAACACCCGGAGCAGGGTCTCGCGGTCCGTCTCCGACGGCCGCGATCCTTTGCCATGGCCTCCAGCCAGGCCGGCATCCCGCCGGCATCCCTCTCGGTCGGGCTCCGCCCGGCCGAACTCATCCAGTGATCGGAAGTAGGCGATCCCGACGATCGCGAGGCCGGCACAGCCGAAGGCGATCCCGAGGACGGCTCCGACGAACAATGCGGCGGCGTTCATTTCCACACCTCGCCTTCCTGGTCCTCGAGGTAGGGCATCGCGTGTTCGAGGGCCGCCCGAGCCCGGAGCAGGACGGCCCGGTTCACCGGGCAGCCGCAGGCGTCGACCTCGTCG